GAAACATGGCTAACAAGACGAAGGGGCTACATGGGGCGCAGATATACATCAACACCGGAGGGCGGTTTCTCTGGTGCATTGGGCGGCGCTGCGGTTCAGCGAAAGAGGCTTTTAGGAGCTTAAATATTAAAAATTAGCTTCCTCCCGGCCAGGAGGAAAACCAGCAGTAAACAATAGGGATTGAGTGCACTCGCTTAATCCCTTTTTTTATTGCGCAAAGACGGGCTGTAATGGAGCCATTACCTTCATTTACAGCCCGTTTTTATTTTAAGGAACAGTATGCCAACAAGCACAAATGTAATAGCGATAACAGACGGTCAACCAACAAAGCTTAATGCGAAGCTTGCCCGGAAACACAAGTTTCTTGATAAGCAATATTCCGAGCATAAGGCTATGCATCAAGAAATATCACAGTTTATTGCCGTTGGTAGGGGTAGGTTCGTTGATCAGGGTTATCACCCATACCGAGACATCAAAAAAGGCTACAAATTGATAGACCCCACACCCGCGCAGGCGCTTACAGTTTTAGGAGCAGGCTTGCATGGTGGGTTATCCTCTCCCGCGCGTCCTTGGATACAGTTAGGTTTGGAAGACACCGACATGAACAGTTATGGACCGTTCAGGAACTGGATGGATGATGCTGAAAAAAGACTGTTCTCTATATTCAAAAAGTCCAATTTATACAATATGATACATGGTGTTTATGAGGAGTTGGGAGCGTTTGGCATCGGATGCGTGCTTATTGATGACCACCCCAAGAACATAGTGCAGTTTCATCAATTCACGATAGGCGATTTTCGAGTGGCTGTAAACCCTGACGGTACATGCCACACAATGACCAGAGAGATAAAGATGGCTGCATTTCAGGTCGTTGAGATGTTCGGCGCTGAAAACTGTACTTCTAAGCTGCTCAAGCTGCACGACACAAATGAATTTGAGTGGGTGAATATCATCCACGTAATAGAGCAAAATCCGGATAGAGATATTAATAAGATTGATTATATAAACATGCCTATCCGGTCTGTATATTTTGAGAAGGGTGAGGATAATAAACAATTAAGTTTCAGAGGTTATAAAGAAATGCCTTTAGCGACTCCCAGGTGGACAGCACTCACAAATGAGGCTTGGGGTTGGGGGCCTGGTTTAATAGGATTAGGATTGTCTAAAGCTGCTCAAAAGATGGAGAAAACTTCTATAAAGCTGGTAGACCTTGCGAGCGAGCCGCCCATGGGTGTTCCTCCATCATTAAAAGACCGGATGCTTGATCTTACCCCTGGTGCTAAAAACCCTATCGGGCCTAACGAAGAAAAAGGGCTGTTCCCTCTTATAAAGGTTGATCTCAACAGCCTGTCAGCGCTCGACCAGAAAATTGATCGGTATGACGAAAAGATGAGACAGTTGTTCTATAACGACTTGTTTTTAATGATAATTAACGACCGTACAGGCCAGAAGACAGCAACAGAAATATTAGAGCGACACGAAGAAAAGTTGCTCATGATAGGCCCGGCAATTGAAAGGCAACTCCATGAGCTTTTAGACATTATCGTCAACCGGACACTATCCAAGGCCCTTGCTGTGGGGGCTATACCACCACCTCCGCCAGAGCTAAGTGAGGCTGAATACAAAATAGAGTATATCAGCCTCCTGGCTCAAGCCCAAAAATTAGTTATGAGTCAATCAATGCACGCATATTTAGGGATTGCGGAACGGGTTGCCCAGCTCGATCCCTTCACTGTCTACAAAACTGATTGGAATGAATACCTGGATCAGTTTGGGGATATGGTCGGGCTACCGGCAAAGGTGATGAACGATAACGAAGACGTTGAGGAAGCGAAAGCCCAAGCCCAAGAGCAACAGGCGAAAGAGCAACAAATGATGGAGCAACAAGCTGCCGTTCAAAACGTGAAGGATTTGGGCCAAGCAAGTACTGAATCGGGAACCGCTTTGGCTGACCTAAAGGATGCCGCAATATGAACAGAGAAGGCATAGAAAAACAGCGACAGCAACTATCTGACGAGGCTGAGTTTCACCGAGCTTTACAGGTAGTGTTTAGCACTCCGAACGGAATGAAGGTTTTTGAATATATTCTTAATCTTGGCAATTTCGGAGGAATAATCAAAGGTGATTTTGACTGTGGGCGGTATTACGTATCAAGTCAGGTTTGGGCGGATGTTTCAAAGGCTGCCCCGGAAGTAGCGAAGAAGTTAATTGATATAAGACACAGAGAGGTACAAGCCGACAGGCAGGCGCAATTTAAACAGTTAGAAACTCAACTTAAGGAGGTTGACGATGAGTAAATTTACAGACGCAATACCAGAGGATTTAAGGGAAAGCGAGCATTTAACAGGCATTGAGGACACAGGCGCACTTGCATCAAAATTTGTAGAAAAGATGTCGGAGCCTACAGACTTTGCAAGCCAACTGCCTGAAGACTTGAGAGAAAACGAAATGTTCAAAGATATGGACGTTGGGAAACTAGCAACGTCTTACATAGATATTCAAGGCCAAGTGCCGGTTATCCCGGGTAAGCCTGATGAATATAGTTTCGAGTTCCCGGAGAATGTACCGTTTAACGAAGCTGACCACAAGCTCTTCAAAGATTTTGCTTTAAAAGAGGGACTTACGCAAGGGCAGTTCAAGGCGCTTAATGAGTATGATATTCAGCGCATTGGCAATGTCATGGAGTCTTACGAGGCGAAACGAGTAGAGGCGTGGAAGCAGATTAAACAGGATACAGGCTTTGAGGAATCCGAAATCGAAAAGAAGATAGAGGCGGTAAGCAAGGCTTTAGGGCTGGGAGACTTAACCGACAGGTTAGATTTAAAGTCCGACCCTGAATTCGTAAAAGCCATGCTTTCCATTAAAGAAAAAATCTCTGAGGACGTGCTTAAAATAGGCGACACCGGAGGTAAAACGAGACCAAGAGGGCCTGATGGTTCACCACGCTTGGTGTTTAAGGATATGGACTGAAGGCCATAGGAGATACAAAAAATGGCAATGGACGTTAATGAAGTAAGAATGAGTTTGGTTGAGGTCGTCAAACGTCACGATCCGGACGGAAACCTTTCGACAATTGCAGAGGTTTTAAATAAGCAAAACGACATAGTCGCGGATGCTGTCTGGAGAGAGGCAAATGACAATTATTCTAACAAAACAACCCGGCGTTCAAACCTTCCGAGCGGTACGTGGAGAAAGTTCAACGAGGGTGTTGACAACGCATCGAGCGAGACTGTTGAACTGGTTGATGTGATTGGCATCCTCGAAGCACACTCCAATAATGATGTGGATCTGATCAAATCTTTTAAAGACCCTCAGCAGGCCCGGATGGACGAGGCTATGTCCTTTGTTGAAGGACTGTCACAAGACATGGCAACGGCTATGATTTATGGCGACGCTTCCGCCGATCCTGAAAAGTTCACCGGACTGGCTCCCAGGCTGGACGATATAGCCGCCGCGGCAAATGTAATTAATGAGGGTGGGACAGGTAGCGATCTGTGTTCTATATTCGTTGTGGATTGGGGGATTAACAGCGTTTACATGATGTATCCCCGGAATTCCAAGGTAGGCTTGGAACATGTCGATATGGGTAAGGTTCTTACAAAGGACTCCAACAGTAAGGAGTTCCTGGCCTACTGTGATATTTTCAAGTGGAAAGCCGGTATGGTTGTAAAAAACCATAAGAGTATTGGCAGGTTGGCTAACATTGAATCAGCCGGAACGACCAACATCTTTGATGAGGATAACCTGATCACCCTTATGAACAGGATGACCAAAGGGCCTGGTCGGAGAATCTACGTTAACGAAACCGTTATGACTCAAATGGAAATCCTGTTCAAGGACAAGACGAACGTGAATTTCTATAAAGAAGACGGTTTAGCCCCAGGTCCGGTACTGCATTTCAAGGGTGTACCGATTCGCCAGGTTGACGCTCTGACAATCACCGAAACGGCTCTGACATAATCAGAGAAACCTCAACTTTTAACATATAAGGAGATAGTATAATGGGTTTAGATAAAACTTTAGAATTTAGCGACAAGCAGGTTATCACCTCAACTGCGGTGAGCACTGTTGTCCATGAAAATTCCAAAGCCTCCAAAGATGTTTGGGGAACTGCAAAGAACAATCAAATTGGAGGTATGTCGTTTAACGTAACCGTAACGACTGCGATGACCAATACTGGAACGGCTGTAATTACCCTTGCAACAAAAACAGCCGATGCGACATTATCATCTGGTGCCACAACAAAAGCGACAATTAACCTTGCTGCTGGGTCTGTTGCGGGAACAAAACATTCCGTGATCTTGCCTGCTGGCACTGAACGCCTAAAACACTTAGGCGGTCTTATTACTGTATCGGGCACGATCGGTGCTGGCAATATTAATTGCTGGTTAGGACTGAAACAGGAATTGATTGATTAACGCTAGCCGGGGGCTGAAACGCCCCCTTAGACTTAAGGAGGCATAACATGACAGTAGCAAAAGAAGGAGAATGTGTAGCGATAAGGGCTTGTTACTATTCAGACGGAGTTTACCGGCATAAATATTTTACCGTAGGAGAGAAGCTGCCTGAGGGTTGGATACCAGACGCTAACGGATGCACTCATTTCAAACTTGCCACTGAAGCAAAAAAGATCATCAAGTCTGGGCAAGATGACAGAAGGGCAATAACTGCCGGAGATGACAAAAGAAGCACTGACGATTTAAGGACGGCGCTCAAAGCTTTTATGACGGTTCCTGCAAGCTGGAAGCGCAGGAAAGTGTGGGGTGAGCTGAATAAGCGGGAAACGGCTGAGTCGAAGGATGCTCAGACGAATCCTAAGAAGGAGAAATAAGCATGAAGGAATATACAGCAACCGGGTTAGTCTCCGGTGGGCCAACAACATTGTTATATGTCAAGGTTATTGCAGATGGAGCTGACGCAAAAGCTGTGATTCATAACAATACGGCTGCAAGCGGTGAGGTTGTTGATGAAACTACTGTCGTTGATGCAAACAACTATGGCGGCGGTAACGTCAATCCTCCACGTGGTGTGCGGTGTGATACTGGTTTGTATTTAACGTTAACCGGCGCTGGTGCATCGGTATTAATTCATAACTCATAGGCAACAAACCGGATGCCCTATGCATGGGGTCAAGGGTTGTTGCCGTTTCAACAACCTCATCCGGTAAACCTAAACGGAGGTAAGTATGAAAAAAAGAACACGTTACGACCCAAACAAAATCATAACTATGGGGAATATCGCTAATATTGTTCTATATGACAAACATTGCAAAGAAAAAGCAAGGGCGATAATTGATACCGAAGATGTTGAAAAAGTAAATAATTACAAATGGTGTTTAGCAACTGATGGGTACGTTCGGACATCAAGTAATGGCAACAACATGGCTGCTATTCAAAACATTATTATGAATTTTATGGCCGGCACAAACCAACTTATAGACCATAGAGACAGAAATCCATTAAATAATTGCAAGTCTAATTTTAGGATTTGTACACATTTAGAAAATTGTAGGAATGTCGGGAAAACGAAACGAAACAAATCTGGATTTAAGGGAGTTTGTTGGGATAAGCGAACAAAAAAATGGAGCAGCACAATAATGGTAAATTATAAAAATATTCATCTTGGGCGGTTTGAAGATATTAAGGAAGCAGCTATGGCTTATAATAAAGCTGCAATTGAATATTTTGGGAAGTTCGCATATATTAATTAGGTAACCCCGGGGGTTACAAACGACCTCCTTAAGACGTGCGGGTGGGAACTGATGTAGCTTCCCACCCTGCACATAGGAAAATATATGATAGGATTCACAGCTACTCACGTGGACGCAGACACATTCACAGTTGCGCTTGATAAAACGGCTGATTTTATCGCTGGCAGGCGGGTGAAGGCCAACTGTGGTGCGGATGGCTACAAGTATGGAACCGTTGAAAGTTCAAGCTATTCAAGTCCTAATACCACAGTGAATCTTGTATCCTCAAATGACGATCTCACGTCAAATTTGGCCGAAGTCTGGTATAGTTCCGTAAAGCCTGGCAGCGCAGGTAATGTTTCTATGCATCCTCATGCTGGTGACGAGGGGGATGGCTACAGTATTGGGAGATATTCAGCAGACCACAACGAAACAGATCAGGGTGTTGTTGGTAATGGCAAAACAATTAAAGCTTTTATTGATGCTATCGGTTCTGATAAAGCCACAATATATTTACGGCATAATAGTGGAGGTGCGACAACCGCCTACACTCTTACAGCCAGTGAAACCATTCCAAGTAACATTTCTCTTGAAATTGAAAATGGGACTATTCTTGACGGGGCTGGAACGCTTACTATTAACGGGCCTTTTAAAGCAGAATTATATCAAGTTTTTGGTTCGAGCATTTCCATTGCTTTTGGTAAAGGTTTTGTTGAAAAAGTTTATCCTCAATGGTGGGGGGCTATAGGTGACGGAACCACAGATGATACAGCAGCAGTACAATTAGCAATAATAGCAGCAGAAGGACATAGATTAAGATTTGTAGCTGGAATATATTTAGTTGATAATTTAACAGGTGTATCTAATACTGAATGGGCTGGTGATGGTATCGGAGTTACAACCATAAAAGCCCGTGGTGCGCTTACTGTTGATCTGGTTAAATTTACTTCAAAGACAAACTATCAAATCCATGATATAACGATTGACTATGACAATGTCGGTACAACTGGCACTATAGGTGCATTAGGGAATTTATATGGCACAAATTTCAAGATTTATAGATGTGAAATAGAAAAGTTTGTTACTCTAGGTATAGGCGGAAACGCTTGCACTGATTTTAATATAAGAAATAATATAATTACAAAAGATTTTATGTCTCTTTCTCTCAATCAAGCAATATTATTAACAAATTCCGGGGGAGTACTCAGCGATGCTCATATTAGTAATAATATTTGTACTAATTCTGGAATAATAATTCAAGGATATAACTTAACTGTAAATAATAATAATATTTCTGGTTGGGGCTATGGGGCAGGCATTTCAACTCAAGGCGAAGCGGGCTCGTATAACAATATACTTCATGGTAATATTATTTATTCAAGCAATCCAGCTTTAGATGATGATGGCACAGCTCCCAGCGGTATAGAAAGTTGGGCAACAAGGACAAGTATACAAGGTAATATTATTTATGGCTGTGCCTCCTCTGGCCTTTCGATTTTTGGGAAGAAGACTATAGTAGCAAATAATATATGTTACAATAATGGCACATATGTTGGAGCAGCAGGAATTACTTTAGGATATTATGATGCTACTCATAGTGCAAGCGATTGTGTTGTCACAGGTAATAGATGTTTTGATTCGTTGGGCGCAGGTGGCGATCAGACATATGGCATTGAAGCACATACATCAATTATCAATACAATTGTGACAGGTAATGCATTAACTGGCAACAAAACAGGTAATTATTTGCCGTGTTTTAAAACCCTTGCAAATGAGGCTACTCCAACTGTTGCTGGTGGGGAAAAGTTTTTAACTGGAGGCACGACAACAATAACCGATTTTGATGATGGTGTAACAGGAAAAATCATTCGGATAATCTCAGAACATGCTATTACCATAACAGATGGTACAAACATATTTTTAAACGGTAGCGTTAATTTTGTGATGGCTGCAACTGACACCTTAACGCTAATTTGTAAAGCAGACAATAATTGGTATGAGTTGGCAAGAAGCGATAATACATAAGGAATAAATCATGGCTGAATGGATAGGAGCAGGCACGGCTGATG